ATCGTTGTTCGCATCAGGAGCAAGAGCACCACCGGCTACAGCGCCACCGAATCCGCCGACGCCTTCGCTTCCACCTATCCCAGCCAGAAGCTTGCTGCTTCCTGATTGAGTGGGGTCGAAGGTGGCGAACTTGCCTCGGATGTTTTTGGGGTCGAAGCTGATGTAGTGCGAGCGTCCGAACGAATCCTTGAGGATGATGCCGTCAGCGCCGAGTTCTTCCGCGCGTTCTTTCAGGAACGGATGGTAGGCGTCCCATGCCGAAATGCGATCTTCATTCTTGAAGATGTCTCCCATTCCTTCCCGCTTGAAGAACTCGCTGTCGGCAACAAGAGGGTTTCGCATCCGAATGTAGACGGGATATACTGCGCCGTCAGTTGCCGGCATTCCGGTTGTATCTGATGTGGCGTAGGCGTTCGCATCATCGGCGGAATCGGAGAAGTGAAGCGTTCCCTCGTCCTGAGAAAAATTCGATCCGGCTTCGTCTAGGTCGAATTCTTTGATATCCCTTCCACGCGTTCCGTGAAGGCCCTCCACCACGACCGGCTTGCCAGTTTGGAATTTGTATTTCGACGCCTGCTCTCGACCGACAACATCAGCACCACCACCCCACGCCTTCGCTCTTCCCATCCTTGAGGCTTCATCCATGGGGAGAGGTTGCTTTGAGCCTCCGAACCCTGCTTTCACAGGAGGACGGGGTGGGGTGGAGAGGGCGTTGGGGGTGGGACCGCCGAGTTGTTTTTTCAACCGATCGATCTGACGCAGAAGCTTTTGGCCAGCTTCCGGATTGGCCCTGTGATCAAGCGCATCGTACTGGCGCAGCAGATCGTCGAGGGTCGCCTGCGCTTGCTCCGGCGTCGGCTTGGGCGCGCGGGGGCCTGACACTCTGGGTGTCCGGGGCGGCGAGGCCAGCGCATTGGCGCCAGGCGTTGGCAGATCATAGAGCGTTTTGGTCGCGCTTGCGAGTTTCCGGGCACTGGGTTTGCCGAGCTTGCCGACTGCGCTGGAGGCGATCTTCCCCCCGGTGAGAACGGGCGGCAGGCCATTTACTGCAAGCAGCGCGTCTCCGGTGAGAGTAGCTGCCCAGCTGCGGTTGTCGCCAAGCGAGCCGATGGCTTTGTTCACAGGGCTGCGAACCGCCTCTTGAGCCGCTTCCATCTGGGCAAGGTTGTCGGCGGTGTTCGAGCCGGACATCATGTCCACCGCACGGATGCGCTCGTTCTCCTTCACCGTATTGCGGATGGCGTCGGCCACGCGCTTACCATCGGCGCCGAGGACGGTTTCCAGTGCATCGAGAACGCCAGCCTGTTGAAGGCGCGTCACCTTCGCAGCCGTATCCTCGGCCTTATTCCGAAACTCATTCTTGAGAGCATCGCGGATAGACATGGTCGCAGCCGTCTTTTGACGGGTGGACATGGCTTTGAACTGACGGGCCAGCCGAGCCGTCTCGACTTCCGAGCGGGCCGATTTGAAGAAGTTGCCGCCAAAGTCGATGGCTTCCTTGGCGCCGTAAATATCGCCATGCGCCTTGCGGGCGCCGCGATAGCCGGGAACGACTTTCTCGAGCTGCTCCAGCAGCGTTGTCCGCATCTCGCCATAGAGACGTGATTCCGAGGTTGCCATGCCGCCGACGCCCTCTGCGGCTGTCACAGCCTGACGCAGCTCGGATTGAAGCCAGTGAGCCGCCGCAATCGGATCCTGCTGGACAAAGTCCTCTAGCTTGATCCCGTCGCGCAGTGCCTTGACGCGCAGATGCGCCGGCACTTCCTTCAGGAACGCCTCGTTGTGCAGAAGGCTCTGAATCTCGCCAAGCGCATCGCGTTCGGCCTGCGTAGCCTTGCCGTTCAGGAGGCGATTGCTCGCATTTTCCAGCGCCGTGCTATATGCTGTACGGGCATTCTGTTCGAGCTGGGCGTTGAGTTTGTCCTCCTGCCCGATCAGCTTGCCCTTGTAGAGGTTGGCGTCCATCACGCCGGAGAGATTTTCTTGCTGGCTGCTCCGAAGCGTATCGACAGTGTTGCGCATGGTAGAGCGCGACGTGTCTTTTGGCCCATTCGCGCTGTAGCGTTCACGGCCAAAACCGCGAAGCTTCTGTATGACATCATCCGCCGTCTGTTTCGGAAGTACAGTCGGAAGATACTCTTCAGCGAAGAACGCGAGGGGAAGGCGCGAGCTGTTGCTGCCTTGGTAAGCCTGCACCAGTCCCGTCAGAAGGTTGTTTACATCGTTACGGGGTACGCCTCCGGCCTGGAGGAGTCGTCCGATGATCTTGGCGTCGCTCTTGGCCAAGGCGATCGGGCTTTGAGCGGCGGCCGGGGTAGCATTGAGGACGGGCTGAGCAGCGGCAGCGGGAGCAGGTCCAGCACCCGGAGCCGCATTCCCAGCGTTCGGCTGTTGCCCCGTGCTGGCCGGCCGCGGCTGAGTGGGCCTAGGGGGAGCTTGCGGAGCGGTGGGTTGAACGACGGGAGCGGCTGACGACGCCGGGGACTCTGGAGCGTAAGTTCCCGCCTGATCGTCCGCGACGACCTTCTTGAGGCGATCTTGCATTGCCTTATAGCGAGCATTATCGGCCTCGCCACCCATGCGATTGAGCAGATCAACCGCTTCTGCTTTGGCGGCGTCGTTACTCGGGTGCCAAACATCCTGCAGCGAGCTTTCGTCTACGTAGTTCAATTCCCGAGCGTCGCCGTAGCCACCGTCCTTTCTGATGTACGAAGTCGTCTGCGCCGATGGCGTGTTGCTCTGAATTGCGACGCCCACGTTGGGCGAATAACCAGCCTTATGCTTGTATCCATCGCCAGCGAGGCTTTGGAAGAAGCCATTGGGGAGATTAGATTGAACGGCAACGCTAGGAGCGACCGCAGGCGCAAGCTGCGGGATGGGGGCTTGGGCGACGGGAGCTGATTGGGGGGCGGGGCCAGACGGACCGGGTTGAGCGGGCTTCGGTCCCGGTTGCGCCGGCGGCGGTTCCACGACGGCAGGGGCATCGAACTGCCTGAAGCCTTCAGCCGCCCGGCCCATCTGAGCGCGCAACGCTTCACCGGGGGCCGCTACCCCACGCTTGGCTGCCGAGACGGCCATGGATCCGAACGGAGTGACGCCGAGCGTTCCAAACAGAAGATCGGGGGTCGCTTCGCTGTACTGAGCCTGCGCCTCCTTGAAGTCGCCCTGAAGTGCGGCGCGGCCCGCATCGCGGAGGTTGTTTCCTCCGCGCGCGATCATGTGCGTGGGCTCCATGCCCTCGACGACCGTTGCCGCGCCGCTTGCGGGGTTCTCAGCGATTCCAGCGGCCATTTCCGGGATGGCCCGGACGATATCATTGTTCTCACGAAGTCCGGCGAACGGCAGCAGGCTTTCTCGGACGGCCTTGGCGCCGCGCCGCTCCGGGTCGATGGCGTTCAGCCCGGCATCGGCAGCAGAGTAAAGCGCTTGATCGCCAGCATTGAGGCCGCCAATCAGAAAGTCGCTGATGGCGTTGATGACAGGTCCGCGTCGTGCCCGGTATTCTTCGTTCTCACGCTTGGCCTTGTTGGCCTCTGCCGTGGCTGCGATCAACCTGTCCGCCGTCTCCTTGGGATAGAAGGGCGATTGCGGAGCTGGCTGCGCTGAGCGGTCAATCTTGCGCCATTCCTCGCCAGCACGAGGGGCCAGCGGATCGCGCGCCGCCGGCATCCGCACGGTGTTATCAGCCGGCAGTTCCGGAGAGCCCGCCGCTTCGTACTCGCGCTGCGCAGCCTGACCCTGCGCCACCATCGGGTTGACGGTTTGAGCGGCAGGCTTTGCCTTGGCGTCGAACGCACGGATAGCGCCAGCGATACGGCGCGCATCCTCAACGTTTCCGGCCGCGTCTGCTTTACGCAGCGCGCCTGCAAGCTCTTCTCTAGTGGGCATTATTTGTACTTGTCCAGAAGATCGCTGACGTCGTCGTCCTCTTGGCCTTGGTCGCCAAAGAGGCCATCGATGAGGCCGTCCATGTCGTCGTCTTCGCCGTCTGGAGCCTGTTGACCAGCCGGGTTGCGGCCAAGCATCGCCTGCATCTGCGCCCTGCGAGACGCTTCAGCTCTGCGGTTCGTCTCGATGTCCTGCTCAAGTGCCGACTTGTAGGCCACTAGAGCTGCGCGAAACTCCTTGGCCGCCTCAAGCGCCGCTTCATCGCTTTGCGTAACTGCCGTAAGGCGTGTTGCTGCCGCCGTCACACGAGCGCCTTCACGGTCAGACAGCGGACCTGTCCCGCGCATCGCAGCAATTGAGTCGAGGAAGGCTCTGCCGCCCAATTGTTCAAGCATCGCCATGCCGTTCGCGCGCTTACTACCCGGCTGAACCCGTGGGTTTAGCAGGTCGTTGCCCTCGCCGGTCGGATTGACCCAGTTGCCGTAGACCTCGCGGAAGTTTTCCGCGCCTTCCGGGGTCTTGGACAGATCGCCAGTGAAACTGTCGAGCAGAGCGATCGACCCATCGACCGTGGAAAGATTCGTACGGCGCGAGCGCTCCTTGTCGGCAAGCTCGCGATCCAGATCGTCCAGTTTGTACTGGAACTGAATTTCCTGATATGGCGTGAGGCCGTTGGGGTTTTTGGATCCACTTGAACCGTTGCTGCCTTTCGGCGGCGCGGGGCCGACCCGGACCTTGTCGGTCGGATCGTTCTGATTGATCCGATAGACGCCATCGGCAAGCTGCACCGTGTCGTACTTGGCCGGGTCCAGCTTCGGGACCGCCTTGCCAACAAACTGCATCTGCGATGGATCTGCCTTATTGACCGCGTAGGTGCCCGGACCCTCCGGACCGTCTATCTCGCGATAGTCGTAGTCGGACGGCTTCGGCTGCTGCATCTTCTGCTCTTCCAACGCGATCTGAGCGCGCTGGTATTCGCTCATCGGCTCCGGCGTGCTGGGCGCCATCCCCGCTTCACCCATCAGCATGGCAAGGTGCGTATCAATCGCTTGGTCCTGCATCAGTTCGGGCGGAATCTGCTTGCCGATGGACTGCGAGATTTGCGGAAGCGCCTGCATCCGCTGTTCCATCGGAAGCGCGCGGATGTTCTGGAGCATGGCGATCTGCTTCTTGACGCCCTCGGCCTTGTCGGCTTTCGCCTGATCCTGTCCGGCCTGCCAGCCTTTGGGATCAAGCCCGCGCTGGAAGCCATTCACCGCCGAGCTTAGCAGCATGTTCTGCTGTTTCGGCTTCGGCGGGTTGAAGTTGGCCGTCATCGGAGTCGCAAGCGCGTTCTGGCGCGGCGCCTGCATTGGAGCGGGAGCAACAGCCGTTGACGTGGACATGCCCGGCATGGGCGGCTGGCGGGTCGGATCGACACCCGGAAGCCCGGTCGGCGGCATCATCATGGCGAGCGCGTTAGCCATCATGCCCATCCCCAATTCTTTTGACCGAACTCACCCAGCGCGTTGACGGCGCCGCTGACGCCTTGGGTGAGACCCTTGTAGGCAGAGCCCAGCGCGTTGGCTTTTGCCTCTCCAGCCGCCAACATCGCGTTGCCGCCATTGGAGCCGTATGCACTTGCAGCGCTGCCCGTCTGAGACGATGCAACTTGATTTTGATCCGCTAGGCTTCTCAGCCCGTTGGTGTAATCGGTATAGGCGCCACCGAGACGGGCCTTGCCGCGTTCATCCAGCGCAATCGACTGCGCGCCTGACAGGACCTTGCCGCCACGCGCATAGGCGCCGTTGATTTCAGGAACATCGACACCACGGAATCCACTGGTCGCGATCTTGCCATAAGGGCTCGACATGAAGCCGGCCATCGGGTCTGCAAGCGCATTTCCTGTTCCCGCACCGCCAGCGCCAGCTTGGGCCTTCTGCGTGGGCAGGCCGTTGCCGCCGACTTCGTAGCCCTCAAGCGGGTTGAGCGCGCCCTTGTCCCATGCTCCGTCGCCGCCTTGCGCGTGCCAGTACAGATAGGCATCGCGGTTGCCATTGAAGAGCGAGCGGACATCCGCTTTGGCCCATTCCTTGGCGAGTCCGGCATCAGCATTGTAGTACGCATCATAATCGAAGCCCTGTGGCGCACCGGTCGCGAGGGTTTTCCAGCTGTCGCCGCCATTGCGGATTAGACCGCCGACTGCGCCACCGATGGCCCCGCCGATCGGGCCGCCAAACACCGTACCGATTGCGGAGCCGGCTGCGCCTGTAAGCGCGTTTGCGCCGCCGCCGCCAGAGTGACCGGCCACGGGTTGACCGGCGCCCCAGTTGTTCTCAGGTCCAGCGCCGCCGTTTGCGGTTGGAACTCCACCACCGGCATAAGCCGTCGTGTAATCCTGCGGTGCAATTCCGAACTGAGCGCCGAGCAGGTTGGTGGCGGCTCCACCCGTCATATATCCCGGACGAGCGAGGGCGCGCGTGTCGTAGTAGACCTGACGCTGGAGCGCCGCGACCTGTTGCGCTGCGTCGCCTTGTGCTTTGGCTGCCTCTTCACCACCCTTGCCGGCCAGATAACCGCCCGCGAGACTGCCGCCAGCGTCGATCAGGAGCGGGATGATATCCGTCCATCCACCGCTCGATGAGGCGGGTTTACCACCACCCACGGCGGAAGCGACCGCAGAGCCGATGTTGACTGGCATCGCGCCTTACTCCGACGTACTTGTTGTAGAGACGCCAACGTTCGCGACGGCCACGAGGGGTGTTCCCGGCGTGCTGTCAGTCACGGTGCATGAATAGACGCCGCCAGAACTGCTGCTGGATCGGAATCTGGTGTTATCGGCAGTCGGCGTTAGAATGGTCACAGCATCACCACTGACGAAACCCCACAGGTAAGCGTAAGGCGCGACGCCCCCAGCTGGCGTGCATGTCGCAACGTTGGTCATTATGTTGACCTTGCCGCTTCCGGTGACCCCGCTCGGGCTTATCGATGCCGAGAATGGAAGCGCTTCTGATCCAACATCGTTAGCTTGCTGAGCCGCAGCGTTAGCCGTTGCCTGAGCCGCCGCCGCTGCCGCCTGAGCCGCAGCGACCCCGCTGTTCACATTCGTCGTCGCCGCGCTGAACTCGCCCAGCAGATAACGCCGGAACGCCTCGGTGGCGTTACCCGTCTTCGGATCAAACCAAGGCTGCGGCGGCGGCTGCGGCGCCTGTCTTTGCTCAGTCATCGAGGCTCGCGCAGCTTGCCATTAGCGTCTGAACGACTTCGCTTTCCGTCATCGTGTCCGTCACGGTCACAGGGGGTCCCGCGACTGAACCGCGATAAGGTGTCAGCATCTCGCCGCTCTTCTCGATCCGGTACGACGGAAAGCGGTTCATAGCGCGGCGAGCTGCGGCTAGCTGCTTGTTGGTCACGCGGCTTCATCCTCATTGATGACCACGCCGAGATAGGCTTCCTTCACCGGGTCGGACTTGGAGAACCAAAACACCATGTCTTGGCGTCCTGCCCGTCCGCAGCGCCGCCAGATGGTCGGCTGATCATATCGGCCCTGAACCCCGAGGGGACGATCACGCCAAGGCGACCATGTGTTGCCGCCATCGACAGAGAAGCGCATGCGAACGATGGGGTCCGAGCCCTGCCCTGCGGCCAGGCCAACACCCTTGGCGCTCTCAAGCCTTACCGTGTTGATTGCGATCCGGTTCGGAAGCGCGGGCGCAATGGCCGTGAACTCGCGAACGATCTCGGTTCCCATGGTCGAGGCATCCGCCATGTGTTCGGACGTGTAATCGCGTGACAGTTCGTCGAAGATACCGTCAGCATCTGCCACAAATGTTCGCGTTCCTGCCGTAACGATGGCTGTGTAACGCCATGTGTCAGAATTGAGCGTTCCCCGGGTATGCCATTGCTGGGTCAGCACGTCGTAGATCACAGTCCCAATTGGCGTGCGCCAGCCGACGAAAACGTGAGCGCGATCCTGATACATGATCCCGCGGATATTCTCGGCGCCGGCCAAGCGAAGCAGGTCACTGACCCACGGATCTTCGGGGTTCAGGATCGGGCTGGAACCCTGTCCCAGCCGGCGAGGGTTCCCAGCCTCGTCAATGAAGAACAGCGTGTTGTCGGCGCGAATGATCCCGTCCCGGCAGAAGCAGCCAACTTGCTGCGTCATGCCCGGCTGGAGCGAGAACGGATCGTCAGAATTTCCCGTCTGAGCCCATGGCTCGATCGTCTGCGAGCCGAAGAGGTAGTAAAGCTCGCCCACCACACGTCCGGCAATCAGCGTATCCGGGCTGCTTTCCGCCGTATAATAGTTCAGCGCAGAAATTGACGTGACGTTCAGCACATCGGTGAAGGCAAAGCGCGGCCCGAAAGTCAGTAGCCCGCGCTGGCCCAAGGCGTCGACACTGGTGAAGCTTGCAACATCTGCATCCGTCAGCAGATCAGCAAAGCCCGTATTCGTCGCGCTGTCCGTATAAGCGACCGTCGTGTTAGCTGCAGCTAAGGACGTAGTCCCGAACGTGAATGTGCCGTCAGATTTGGACGCCGTGACATACCCAATCCGCACCCGCGTGCTGACGACCGTTGGCAGCGCAGCAGCAGCCAGGACGGCAGTGGCATAACCCGTCGCGTTGGCCGGAGCCTCAATCGCCGTGATGGTCCCGGCCGCATCGATATCCAGCGCCACAGCTCCATAAAGACCGAGGGGCACAACATCATTGCCCGGAGCCGTTCCAGCGACTACAGCGCCCTTGGAATAGGCAACGCCCGCTATTGAATAGTCGAAGGCTCCCGTGGCGACGTTGGCAGGCGTTGAGCCGATGACAAGGTTCGGATCATCCTGCAGTCCGTCGCTGGCCCGACGAATGGTTGTCCCATCCGAAACGTACGGCTGACCATTGAACAGGCCAAACCCTTCCGTCTCCGTGAAGGCGAAATCGCCCCAGTCTGTGCCTGCGATCGATCCGGTGAGCGAACTATCTGTATTGGTGGCCGGATCGAACGTCGAAAGCGTCGTTCCCTGCGCGATCAGGACTTTGCCAGAAGCATGGCCATCCGCCTGCCACATACCGCGCACCGCGCCTGCGAAATCCTCTCGCGCCAGCGTTCCTGGAGCCTCTACCAGCGCGATCTTGCGAACAGGGTCGGTCGGGTTCGGCTCCACATAGACATTGTGGCATCGCTTTGCCGGCAGGCCCAGAACAAGGGCCGACGCTGCCGAGGTAGCAAGGGCTGCGCGCATCAGTAGAAATCTGCCCGCGTCGGGCGGTCGACACGCTCATTGCTCGAAGTCAGCCGGCGAAGCTGAGCCTCAGCCCGATCCTCGTTCTTCTGGCGGAATGCCGTCGCCTCGCCATCGCTCATGAAATCTTCAGCGCAGTGGCAGGCGACATAGGCCGCAAGGTCTTCAAGCACGGCCTGCGGAGTAGCCGAATCCGGCCAGTAGCAGATCGACTTGTCCCGCAACTTCTCGTTCACTGACGCGATGACACCCTCGACCAGCGCGGTATCCTCGGCATTGGCCGTATCTGCCCCTGCCAGAACCTTGAGCTTCTGCAGAACACGGTTCCGCAGGGTCGCCAGCGACGCGTCAGCCACCTATGCCTCCGGGTCCAGGTCGCCCCAGTCGTCGTCTTCCGACTTGGCTGGTGCGTCAGCGATGGAAGGTTTGTCAGCAGCAGCCTTGCGACCACGCTTGACCGGCTCAGCTGCAGGAGTTGCCGCAGCAGCGGGTTGGCCCTTGCCAGCCTTGCCCTCAGAAACTTCGAAATGCGAATTGCCGTGAAGCTTTCTCAGCGACACCGGGTCGAGGTCATCGACCCCGACCCAGGCGCCTTTGAGGAAGGTGAGGCCGAAGGCTTCTAGAACCTCCGGCCCCTCTCCATTGCGGTTCGGGTCACCCTTGAACCGCGCCCGCATTACGGGAGCACCACGAACAGCACCAGAACCACAGTGCCGGCAACGGCTGTCGCCGCACCAGCTTCCGCGGTGAACGTGATGTCTGTGTCGTAGGCGAACTGACGATCAACACCGGCTGTCAGGAAGGTGGTGTTGAGACCACCCGCCTGACCCGTCGTCGCGCCATCAAGGATGCCGTCGACATCGTCGTCTGTCGTCGTCGTAGCGCGGTAGCCGATGCCGATCGTAAGCGTGGGCGCGCCGTTGGAATCAAGGTCGGGAACTTCCAGATAGCCACCGACGATGCGGGAGCCAGTCGGAAGTTCACCGAGCTTGGTGACGATGCCGACAGCCAACATGTCCGTCGTGATCGATTTGGAAAAGCGAACCATCTGGATCGCCTTGCCCCCGAGACTGGAGGGCACGTCCGTCCGGTTGGACAGATCGTAGTCGACAGTTGGGAAAGCCATTGTTCCCTAGCCTTTCATGATTGTGTTGTTGAGGTCAGGGATTAGGCGTCGCCAACCGCGGCAACGTACGCAGAGACAACACCGTGATCGACGAGATCGCTGGTGTCGTCGGCGCCCGAGCCGTAGCGCGACTTGTGGATGCCGCAGATTTCTTCCATCGCGACGCCGAACTTGTCGCCATAGTCGAACTCTTTGGTCTTGGACTTCCAGCGCTTGCCGATGCCGTAGACAAGGGCTTGAGCGCCACAGAGCCACATCGGCTCGACGTCGATGCCGCCGTTGCCGACGCCGGTCAGAGCTTCGATATCATCGACTTCGTGGATGATGACACCGTTCCAGAGAAGGTCGCCGCCTTGGAACAGGCGGTTGTTCTCTTGCGCCAGAGTGACTTCGCGCTGGGCCTGAATGATGGTTGCGTCATTCGACAGGTCGCGGAACGCGCGTGGGCCACAGTACAGCTTGAAGTAACGGCGGTTCTGACCTTCAACCCGGATCGGACGGATCTTCCGCTTGCCGGCCGTTGTGCGGCGCGCGAGCGCAAGGCGCTTGAGCGTGCTGACCAGCGCTGCCGTCGCCTTGTCATCGGTATTGTCGATGGTGGCGAGGGCTGTCGAGTGATCGTTCGACACGCCGTTAGAGCGCAGCTTGCCGAATTGGACGCGGTCAGCGTTGTCCACCAGCCAGGCGTCCTTCTGGGCTTCCGAGGCCGAGGCGTACGTGACCCCGTTGATGGAACCCAGCGCTGTGATGATGCGCTTCTTGGTGTTCTCCTGCGACCAGTCCATGAGGACGTCGCGGGCGGCGTCGCGCAGGTTGATCGAGGAACGATATTCCGACATCTCCGGGATGCGGATCGCCTTGCGGCGCTTGTTGATGGTGAAGTTGAAGGAGCGGGTATCCATCTCCTCCTCGTTCCCCTCGAGCATGTCGGTGCCTTCCACGCCGTCATCGTCGGACATGCGTCCAACGAGGTTGACGGTCATGTTGTCACCCTTGCCCTTGGAGAAATCCTCCTTGATCTGGATGATCGAGTTCGGCCCGGTGCCCATTACGGCGGTGAAGGGGTTCTCCTGGAAATACTCGCGGTTGTACTTGTCGTCCCACTGGGTGGGATTCATGCCGGTCGCTGGCCTGGTATCGGGCATGGTTCATTCTCCATGATGTTGGGATGAGACAGCGGCCGGCAGTGCCGGGTTAACGCCGTCTCGCGTTGACGCTGAGAAGTTCGCTGAGCGGCGTGGGTCCGGCGTTGTCGCCGTTCACGCGCCCGCCGCCTGAGTTCGACGAAGCGAAATCATTCGGCATGCGAGGCTGAGGCTGGTTGGGTTGGGCGTTGTGTGACGCTGCCGGCGCAGTTGCCGGTGCGGGTTGGGTCTGAAGAGCGCCTGCGCGGGCTTTCACCAGCTTGTCGAGGTCCCAGCCATGCTCTGCGAGCTGCTGTTCGACCTGAACCTTACGGAACTGCTCGATGACGAAACGGATCGGATCGGGATGCTGGAAGACCGCCGCGTTGAACTGCGGGTTGGTCGCGCAGATATCCTGACCCCATGCCTTGGCCTCAGCCACCTGTTCGGCGCCGAAATCGCGGTTTGCTTCACGCTCTGAGTAGTAGAGGCGGGTTGCATGCAGCTGGGGATCTACGTTGATCTCCGGCTGACCTTGATCGGTATCGTCCTGGTAGGCTTCGGGCTGTTGCTGTCCCTGCTCGTAGCGACGGCGTAGCTCCGCGTTTTCCCGCTCCAGCGTTGTGGCGCGTTCTTCTGCGAGGCGTTTGCGTTCATCCGCAGCCTTGACGCGCGCGTGGAAGGCGCGAGGCAAGCCCTTGGTTTCCGTTCCGGTGTCGTCATCTGCCTGAGCAGAGGGCTTGGCCGGTTCGGCGTCGGTCTTGGCAGGCTGTTCCGCTTTTGCAGCGGGTTGCGCATCGCCAGCAGGGAGAGCTTCGGTATCGGTGAAGGCTTCGGGCTCATTGCTCTCCGCAATTGAACCGCTCGGCGCATCATCCGGGCTCTTTTCCCGCTCATCGACTACGCGACGAGACAGCAGGTCATCCATCGAGGTTCGGTCAGTGCTCATAAAGGCGCCCTTTCGAATTGCGTTGGCGTCACGACTTCGCCCGGAGCCCGGCGGCGGCATGTGCGCCCGTTAACGGCGGCGGCCCGTGTCACGCCCGTTGAGCCCGGCGGCGGCTACGAAAAAGGCCCCGCTGTTGAGCGAGGCCTTCGTGTTCTTTGATGTGAAAAAGCCCCGCCGGGTTGCACAGCGGGGCTCTTGCATGCTGTGAATTTGAGTTGCGGCAGCTGCCCTAGTCTTCGTTCACCTTAGCGCCACGAACCACAATCCTGTTGATCGCTATTGGCGCCCGTCCAGACTGAATGGTCTTCGCGATCGTGTCTCGACTCCACTGCGAACCAGCACGCATCAGAGCTGCAATCAGTTCGTCAACTGCAAAGTCGCCTACTTCGATCTCAGCGCCGACGCCATTGCGCTGAAGGGCAACCTCCACGCGACCATCCTCATGGGAAAACACCTGCAACGATGTTTTTCCATCTTCAGACCAGTGTTCGAATACCTTGGTATCGGAGGCGCTCATCAGTCTTGCTTCCCGTAGTTCTCAGCGAAAGCGATCTCTTCGGTCAGCCTCTTCACTGCGGCCTGATCGGGCTCGGGCTTGCCCAATTCGTGGCGAAGCAACAGTTTATCAAACCTGACGCCAGTCTTGAGGCTCATGCCGTCTGCGTACTCAAGAAGCTCACGAACAGCTTCCGCAAACTCGTCCACTGTTGGCGCGCTCATCAGTCCTTCATGCTCCCGCCAGC